TGCTTTTAGGATTGCTCCCTGAACAAACGCGGCCGGAGCTTTGCGAGATGATCCTCCGTTGAGAACCGAGATATATGGTACGCCATTTGCGATCGACACAACTCCCCGGGATAAAGTATACCCAGTAGCTACTGACGAAAGGCCTGTCTGCTGTGTCCCTTTTTGAGAGGTTGTAGCAGAACGTCTTCGGCCTTTGTCAGTCGGTGTTTCGGGCCCAAACTTAGGAGCTCCAATAGAAGGAACCCAGTTAGCTCGGGCCCAACCGGTGTCGACCGGTGTGGCTTCTATCAGGTTGGAAGTGGCTTCCAAGACAAGAGCCTTGATAACGTTTCCGGCAAACCGATCGAGCTGGCCTGCAACTATCCTGACATTATCTACCATGGTTTAGTCTTTCGCGCCGGTTTCAGCTTCGTCAGCTTCTTCGGTGACGCTTTCTTCGGCGTTATCAACTTTGCCTTCGCCGTCAAGCCAGCCGTCTTCTTCCGGAGCTTCTTCCGAGACAGGCTCGTTCAAGGCTTCAGCCTCATCCTGAGCGGCATCCATCCAGGCATCAACGGCCGCTTGGGCTTTCTTCTTTGAGGTGTAAGTCTCGTCAAAGCCTGAAACAGTCCAGCTGCGATCGCTGTGCTTTACCAGGTCGCCAGTCACAGTGGCATCGGCCGGATCCACAGGAGTTTGACCGGTCAAAACGTCAGGTGCAGAAAAGTCCATAAGTGAAATTACACCGGCTTCCCAGAAGCGGCGCACTTTGTTTGTGTTGTTTGACAGGACTTCGGGGATTTTGTCGCCAAGCTCAACCTGGGCACCTTGCCACGTAACGGCTTTGCTCCAAACAAAATCGGCATCTTTTTGGAAACGCTGTTTCCAGTGTCTTAGCTTACGAACAGGGCGCATATTTGCATCCTCCGTTAAATGTGAGGGAAGGGAGGGACCGGTTAGGCCCCTCCCGCGCTATTTTAGTTGACCGTTACCCTTAGGCGACGATCCCACCAAAGAAGTAGCCCAAGTCGGCAGAGATCTTCTTCTGGTCGTACGACATATCAATCTCGATACGGTCGCTTTCCAGGTGGTCCATGCGGAACCGTTTGATGCGCATTCCTTCGTTGCCAGAGCCGACGAGGCCGGTCCAGTTGAAGGTGTAGCCAGCAGAAGGCGTCATGATGCCAGGTGTCGCAGGAGCATAGGAGAGCAAAGCGTGCTTACCACCAATGAACGAATGCGCAGCAGTTTGACCTTGCTTCGCCGTGTTTTGCACCGCGCTCATGATCAGAACTTTGTCGACCTCAAAGAGATCGGCCAAGGTGACCAAGTTTGCACGAGCCGCACCAGCTGTTTGACCGCGGTCGATACGGCCAACGACGTCTGGGTGATCGACCAGGGCATCGTATACAGCCTGACCAAGGGTCAGAGTGTTGGGCATGAAGCCAGTGCTTTCCAGCACGTAGCGTTTACCCTGACGGATGTCTTCAATAGGCGTCGAAGAAGCATCGTTCCAGTGCAGCTTGTCGTTGTTCGAAGCGTTGAGCGGATCGAACGAAGCTGCAGCAGTCGGAGAAGATGCAACGCCGTCGACGTCAAAGGTCCAAGTTGTACCAGGATCGCCAGCTGTAAAGTACGAAGCTGCCCAGGTAATTTCCCGCTTGATCAGACCTTTTTGCGTGACAAAATCGGTTGCCTCGCGGTCAAGACTGATTGGGTCGTCGGCGTTTGCACGAATTTGGTCGGGGACGTCACGGTGGTAGGCACGAGTGCGTGCGTAGTACGTGTCGTTTCCGATTTCGTAAGTGCCGCCGGCGCTTTCAGTACCAGGCAGGCGCTCTTCCATCTCGTCGCGGTTAAACTCGCCGCGATCGTAGGTGAAATAAGCATCTGACTGCTTGCCAACCGAAACCTGTGGGAAGACCATTCCCGCGACAAAGCGCGAGGCATCCTGCAGATAAGCGATTGAGATGTTTGTCAGCGGCCGGTTGACGTGGACGTCGGACCGTGACGGTTGGGTAAAAGACATGGTTAACTCTCCTCTTGAGCTTTATTTGGTCTGACGTCTACTTAGACGCTATGGGGTGCAGCAATTGGCATTGCGAGCATGTTGAAGATGTCGCCATCTACCGCACTCTCGAGGGCAATACCGATCGCCATGCTGTCCGCAGCAAGGGCGCCGACACCAGTGACACCGATGACACGACCGGCGGTTGCATCAGGGACGATAAGATCGCCCGCTGTAACAGCTCCACCAGCTTTCACTGCCACTTTGCCCTGGAGCAAAACAACAGGGACGGAAAGACCGTCAGTCGTCAAATCGGTACGGGGGTTTTCAGCAAGAATGCCGATCACAGTGTTGGTCACAGCAGTTGCTTTGATGACCTTACCAACGCCGCCATCGTCTTCGATCTGCAAGATCTCAAACACATCGCCACGAAGGTCCTCACCAGCGATCAGATTGACCGCCACGGTGCTTTCGAAAGAAGCCATTTTGTTTCTCCTCAAATGGGTTCAGGGTGGGCGGTTGCTTACTGAACGCTTTTGGCGTAAAGCTCAGAACCTTTTGCAGTCTTCAAGACTTCGCCATAAGCGATTGCCTCAGAGACCTTGTTTTCGGAGGCATAGGCCTTAGCCAGTACATCCAGCTCATCAGCGTCGGTATTCACACCGGTCACTGTTTCGGAAGTGCCTGCAGCTTTGAACGCAGCGCCAAGAGCCAGGTCCTGGGCAGCCAGAGCGGCCAGAGCAGTGTCGCGCTTTGCGACATCAGGAATGCCGTCGATGGCCTTCAGCATTTCAACACGCGTCTCGACATCGCCAGGGATGTGTGCAAGAGCTTCGGCGCGCTTGGTCAGGTCAGCTTTGGCAACAGCCTCGTTTGACTTGGCAAGTTCGGCGCGGTCTGCATCACGGTCTTTTGCCATCTGAACCAAACGAGGATCATCAGACTTTGTGAACTCAGTGCCGTCGACCGATTTGAATACAACAGCGTTGCCTTCAGCAGCCTTTGTGACGTTAGCGGTTTGTTCGGCGCCAGTCATCTCAATGAAGATGTCCTGATTGGCTTCAGTCAAGCCGTCGAAATGCTTGCGCACGTCGCCAGACATCTTGTTGATAGTTTCTGCCCGCTCAGCACGCTTTTGAAGCGCTGCCAGCACAGCTTTGTTGTCGTCAGACATCTCAGTCTCTCCTTTTGTTACAACGTTCGCGGTTTTAGTAAGGGCCGCAAGAGTGTCCCCCTCGACCCAGATAACTCCAGGATCATCGTTCTTGGTGATGAAGGCCAGGGCCGAGGCTCTGATAGTCTCCATATCCAGGTTGTGAGTGTGGCCGTGGTTTACGCCCATTTCAAATGAGCCATCAGCGTTCTGAACAATCTGATGGTCATGTGTTTCCATAAGCTCGTGAGGGCCCGCTGCGTACTGCGTAAGCATCCCCAGGCTTCCGTCTTCGCCGCGAATAAAGCGGATACCATGCTGGTGGCCGTCTGTTTCGCCGCTCAGCATATCAACCAAGTCGCCACCAAGTTTTTCCACGGGGGCGTCATTGCGTTTCATGATCATTGCGCGAGCGCCTTCTTGTGCGGGTCGATCAACGGCTGAAATCTCGTTGATCTTTAATGTCCGCATGATGCGCCGGTCTCCGGGCATATTGTTACCAGCGTTCTTTTTGACGGTCATGTTACTTCCTCGTCTAGGATACGTTGGCCGCCAATTGAGAAGCCTGTGAACTCACCAGAGCGAAACTTAGCAAGCTGCTCTTCGGTGTCAGGCTTCATGGCAATCATCAGGCCGGTGCGTTCCGGTGTACCAAGGCCCATCGCCTTGGCAATATCCGCGGTTAGTGGAAATGCAAAAACGACCGAGCCAGTGGCTTCGCCCGTGTGCATCTCTTTGGCCACTCGGCTATTGAGCATGAAATCGGCGGAGGCTTCTACCATCGTGGCCTCGGGGATATGGTCGCCCTGGACATCAAAGTACTCTTCGCCGGCTTCTTTGCAGATAATGGCAAAACCAAACACCAAGCCAAGATTGTCGTCAACCTTTGCGACTTTTCCGTAAATGGTTTTCTCTTCTGAAGTAGACATATTGTCCCCTTAATTTCTGAACTAGCATGTCGCGTAGGCGCGGAATTGCGACCCAGCGAATGCTTGTCGGTTACCCGTTGCCGGACATTCTGGTTGTTAAAACGCACCGGCATTGTACAGTCTCAGCCGCAGATGCATTAGGGTCCCCCGGGAACCTTAGCTCTGACCCGCCAGATGACCAGGTCTCGCCAACACCCCGTTCCTGCCCACCAATAGCACTGTGGGTATCACGAACTCTGCCGTCCCGGGCAGTAAGCCAGGTCCGGGTTACCGCGTCCGGATCAAGGTCACCACTTTCAAAGGCCTGGGTATACATTTCTTCCGAGCCCTGGTGTGCAGCTCTTAAAGCCTCAGTACGTCCAATTACTTCTGCCCGGTATCGAACATAGTTGGATTGGTACCGTGAGACCATGCTGTCAATTTGGGCTTGAGGCAAAGGCCGATCGGTGGCTATGGCCCGGCTTACAGAGCGCGTAGACCTTCCATCATGCAACCGCCTGGACGCAGCTTCGGCCATATCGGTTGTGTTGCCATTCAGCAGCCGGCGGTAGTTTGACACAGCAGCTTGCTGGCGCTCAGTTAGGCCAACACTACCCCGGAAGTTCCTGGCCTGGTCAATAGGGTTCAAACCCTCACGGATACCGTCGGTCATTGCTGCGCGAAGAGTTGCGCGCTGACCGTTTGAGAACTCACGAATAAGCCTGAGACGATTTTCTGATATTGCCTGAACTGCTCTGGTGTTTGTCTGGTCAAAGTTGACTGCGACGGTCAAGGCTTCGTTTGTCAGGTAGGCTGCGGTGTTCTGAGCGCTATGCGTCAGGGCCGTGCCGTATTGATTGCCAATGAGAGACGCAGCCTTCTCGACCGCTGCAAGTGCTTCTTCCAATCGACCCTGGGACAAAAGCAAAGCAAGCTCTTCTAGGGTGAAGGCATCCCTGATGGTGTTGACAGCCAGGAGAAAAGTACTTTGAAACCGGCGGTCATGAAAAGCTATAAGCTGCTCAATCCGGGAGGCCGGGTCAATCGCTCCACCTGCTACAACTGCCATCGCTTAAACCTCTACGCGGCACTCATACAGTGCGGCAGCTGGATCTCGACCCTCAATCGCAAGGATCTTATAAGTCGTACCTTCGATCGTCACTTCATCTGCCGAGGCCGGAACAATTCCTGCTGGCAGACTTCCGCCAAGGATAGAAACCATTTTGCCGCCAGAGGAAACAAGTGTTCCCCCTTTTCGTACTTCAGTTTTGTTTTCTATAAAGCCCTCAAAGGAGTACGGTACCGAAGTTGGATTGTTTCCGCCAGTCAAATTGCCCGGTGTGCGCGTTCCCGGTATGGTTTTGGTTAGGGTACCTGAGAGCAACTGGCCCGAAAAAGCTTTGGCAATTTCACCAGCAATATCTATACCAAAAAGGTTGGGCATTAGCTAAATCCTTTAGTTAGGCCAAAGCCCTGTTGGTCGTCCAAGAAGGAGCTGGTCTCAACTCCACTGGAGCCAGGAGCCGTTGCACCAACTGAGTTGCTTGTAACGCGGCCCATGAATTGCTTTACCAACGCCCAGGCAGTTTCGTCCTGGAGCGCTTTGCCTGAAGTAGCCTTAA